GTTTAAATATACCGTCACCTGACAAGGTAGAATCAACTCTTACTGAATCTATAGCAACTATTTGACCGGCTTTTACTAACATACCTTTAAATTCCTTTTTCTTTATTATTTATAAGATTTACAGAAAAAGGAATTTAAAATAAAAACCAGAATTACTTCCGGTTTTCTCTTATAGCTTAGCTCTATCGTCTTTACTTAGTAATCGTTGGTTTCTACTACCACAGAATCTCAGATTTAAGTCTCTTTCTTCAAGAATAAACGGTCCGTCAACCAAAATATCTGTATTTTCCAGAATATAATCCGTAATTCCTACAAGATACTGGCTTTGTCCCATTCTGAGATTTTTCTCATAAATGTAGCCTGTAAATACCCAGATATTCTTTTCAGGCAAAACTGACTTGAATTTACGAATAAAATCAGCAATTGCCGGCTGGTTTTCTACTTCGAACGGTTCTCCGCCCAAAATAGTCAAACCAGAAATATACGGTTTCTTACAGGCTTCGATGATTTCATTCACAGCAATCACATCGAAAGTTTGGCCGTAATCGAAATTCCATGTTTCGGGATTAAAACATCCCTTACAATGATTCCTACAACCAGAAACGAACAGAGTAACACGACAACCTTCGCCGTCGACAATACTCATAGGATCTATCTTTGAATAATTCATTTTTTATCCTTATCGTATTTAAGTTTCAGTCCAAGCAAGATGAATATAAAAATCGTCGCCAACGTATAATTGACATATTGGGGATATTGCCACATCCCGCTTACATAATTCGTATAGAAAATATATGCGGCGCTACAAAGGTTTCCGATAATCGAAAGTATAATGAAGAATATACTTATATCACCGGTTGATTTCGTCTTATATGCCTTTATTACCTGCGGCAATGAACAGACAGCGAACGCCAAAGCCCCAGTATATCCGATTAATAACATTATTGTATCTAACATAATTTCCTTATAAAGATAGAAAAATCATACAGATTTTGGGTCTGTATGATTTTAATCCGATATTTCAATTAAATATTGTGACGGTCTCTCAATTCTGCCAATTTTCCATCGTTCCAGGATTTGAAAATTGTCTTCTTAGGCGAACCAGTCAAATATCCGGTAATTCTTCTAACACGAATAATCTCGTCTTCGTTTTTGTTACCGCAGCACGGACATTCGTTATTGATGATACCGTGGAAATGACACTTGGTACAAGTATCGCTGTCGAACGTACAAGTGAAATATCCCAAGTCACCATCGTACATGGTATCAATCGTAGCCTTGACCGCTTCAAGATTCTTAGACAAGTCACCGTTCAGCTTATAATAAAAGATATGGCCTGCGTTCGTAATCTTGTGATACGGAGCTTCCATCTTGATCTTATTTTCCAAAGATGTTTCCAAGGAATAATCAAGCATGTGGCTATTCGTGTAATAACCCTTACCAAAGACACGCTGTAAATCGACATCAGCAAGCTTCTTTTCATTCTGGAAAAGGTTCTTGTCAATATTTGCGAAACGTCCAGCAACAGCTTCAGCCGGAGTAGCAAAACAAGACCAGTTAAGATGAGTTTCCTTCTGAGTCTTATCGACAAATTCACGGATATGCTTTACGATAGAGAATGCATAATCGTCGATTTCATGGTCGATACCGTATGTCTTACCGGTGAGCAAGAGCATTGTTTCAGCCAAGCCGACATAACCGATAGAAAGCGAAGCCTGCTTAAGAACTTCAGCAATCTTATCAGTAATTGCATGCGGTTCGTCGTCTGACGTGAGATAAAGTCCCTGCTGCATGGTGAACGGGAAATTCTCATAAGTCTTATTAGAAATCAAAGAGAAACGGTCAAGCAAACTGCCCTTGGCGTCTTCGAGCATATCGTCAAGCTTCTTGAAGAACAACTGCTTACGTCCTTCTTCATCCTTAGCTTCGATATGGGTTTCAATCGCGAGACGAGGCAAGTTAATCGTATGGAATGCAAAATTTCCACGACCAGTTGTCTGTTCTGCACCGTTGATATTACCAATAACACGTGTTCTACAACCCATAGTAGAAATAGTCGTATTTTCAATAAGCTTACGTAAGGTAAGAGTAGAACCGTTGATTTCTGTAATATCCCAGTAATCGCCGATACCCATATCATATTCGTAAATCGGTGTTTCAAACTTCTGATTTTCCAGCTTAATTGTCTTGGCTTCATTCTTACCGCGAACCTTGACAAGAACTTCTTCACTGGTAAGGTCAACCGTACTCGTATTATACTTAACATACGGCATATTGAAAGAACTATCAACCTTTACGAAGTTCGGATAGAAACGACGAGCAAGGCACTTGATAGAATCAAGATACAAGTCATAATTCGGATCTTCCGGATTCTTTGTATAACCCTTCATCAACTTGAAAATCAAAATCGGGAAAATAGCAGTCAAACCGTCACCGAGACCTTCCATCTGGGACTTGATAAGGTTCTTACTAATCATACGACCACAATTAGAAGTATTAAGACCAAAGTTCAAAGAACTAAACGGAACCTGGTTTCCAGAACGAGACTGAAGAGAATTCAAGTTACCGATAAGACCTTCCATAGCCTGATGAGTATCATCGTCTGTAGTCTGGATTGCCTTGTCAACACAAATTTTCGGAAACTTAGCATAAAGCAATTCAACTGGCATGTTCATCGAAATAGTTTCGACATCATTCAAGTCAATATCTTCATGTTCCGGATTGTATTCGAGATAACGAACAAGTTCAGTCTTAAGATTCTTCTTAAATGAAATATCGACGAACGGAGCCAAATCGAAGTCAAGGTTATCGTCAGCGATACCACCATATTGCTGGTTAGACTGAAGCTGAAGAATAACTGCAGTCAAAGCAGCGGCTGTCTGAATGGACTTCGGAGAACGAAGATAACCAGTACCAGAATCGAAACCTGTAGCTAACAACTTACCAACCGGAGCAAAGAGACAGTTAAAAGTCAAATTGTACTGGTTAAGGTCATGAATATGTAAATGACCGTCCTTGTGTTCCTGTGCGTACTTTCTGTTGATGTTGTTCAGCAAGTTATACATCTTGTTTGTTTCAGATGCAATCTTACCGTATGTACCAGCAGGAGTAGCGCCAGATTCGTTCGCATTGTCACGAAGAATATTAGAACTCTTAATATCAGATTCTGTAATTTCCTTAATGGTCTTTACAATATCCGACTTAGTTTCACGAGCACGATTACGTTCGTCTCTATACAAAATAAATGCCTTGGCAACTGAACCGAAACCCTTACTCATCAATGTCTTTTCAATGACATTCTGAATATCTTCGACTCTTGCTGACTTGGCATCATTTGCGGAAATTATTTCAACTACTTCATCGACAAGCTGATCAATACCTTCTTCTGTATATTTTTCATCTATCGACTTAAATGCATTTTCAATTGCGGTATATACTTTTGCTATATTAAACTTACGTCTACGATTATCTCGTTTGATTACGTTTTTAATCATATATTTCCTTTTTATAAACACTCTACAAACAGTTTATTCACAGTGTCACAATCAACATTAGTTCTCGAGCGTGTTTTATTTATAATCCTGTAGTCCTTACTTGCTGGACAATTTCACGTAATTTTTCTTCGACTTTCATAGCGTCACCGAGCGAGACATTTGAAGGAATATGCGAGATAGCATTGTACAGCCAGATTTCCCAATTATTATCGTTAATCATAGTTTACCTCTTTAACTTTGAATCAAAAAATAGTAAATTTTTGTGAACATTTGGAAGGAAAATAAAAAATCCGTAAATATCAATAAAAAGAAAGGACCGTATAAACGGTCCTCGGTATCTAGTTCAATCTTTAAATTTCTTTGCTCGTATGCTTGTCAAGATATTGCTGGAATGTCTCGTGGTCGAATGACTTCACATCTGTATTACAGTTACGAACCACATCATATCCGGCATTCTTAAGCATTTCTTTGGCACGTTCTAAATTATCATTGTTCAATTCACGCATTTATATAAACTCCTGTTACGAGAAGTGAGTCAACAGACCATATTCCTTTTCAAGCTTCTGGACCGTATCAGTCATAAGGTTATTCAAGGCAATCTTATTCTGGAACTGCTTGGACAGATTTTCAACCGCATCGATAAATGCACGAAGCTTACGTTGCATATTTTCGTTATTATAAATTTCGTCAGAGAACTTGTAAGTCTTTTCATCAATCTTGAATTCTGTGCCGGTTCCAAGCGTAATCTCTACAAGTTCATCAGCGAAATCGCGAATGACTTCATATACTTCCTGGAGATGTGTGTGGATAAATCCCTTTTCACACTGCCAGTGATAAATATTAATCTTATTGGAGAATGTCAATGCGTCGACTGCAAAAGAATACAAACTCTGGAATTCGTTATCCTTAGTCTCTGCATAGTAAGCGGTAAATGATTGTTCTTGTTCCATTTTAAATCCTTTTTCTTATTTATTTATTTTAATTTTAGTTTTCCTTCAAGATATTCCTGCATGGCCTTGGCCTGTGCCTTTTCATATACCATCTGAGGATCGCTCTTTCCAGGCTTGTACATTTCCATAGACAATGCCGTAACACGTTCTTGGAAATCCGGATGACTATATACATTTTCAGAATTCTTGATGTCTATCAATTCACCGGCATCTGTTTTCGTTTTCGTAACTTCAATCTTCTTTGCCGGCGCCTGTTCTACTACTGGAGATTCTTCAAGTTCTTCCAGTTCCGCAAGTTCCGGTCTGATGGCCGCTTGTTCTGCAATTTCCAATGCTTCCTTTTCAGCATCTGACCTACGTTCCTGCCTGTCATAGAACTGCTTCTGCTTGCCTTCAATGTTATTCTTTATAAATCCGTCTTCTCCCTTCATCTGTTGCCTATTCAACGAATGAATATCAGAATCAATTTCTGTACTGGCGTCATTAGACCAGGATTCACGGACCGATTCAGATTCGTTAGACTTAATCGCATGTTCTGCAGTATCTTGATACCTTGCATTACGAAGCTTTTGCTCAGAAGACATACTATTACGTTCCTGCAAGAATCTTTGCTGTTGTTCTTGTGCAACAGTTACCTGCTCTGTCTTTTCATTATTAAGATTTACAATTTCAGAATTAATCGTATTGATTTCAGATTTTAACTGTGCAATTCTTTTTTGTCTATCTACTACATCAATATTCTGGCTTGCCTTAAGGTTATATGTACCCAAAGCTTCTTCTTCCGCAAGCTTAGCCTCTTCCAAAGCTTTCTTTGCAGCCTCTACTGCCTTTTCCTGTTCGACCTTCGAGTTAAACGCCTCAGAACGTCTCTTGGCTGCTCCGGCTTCCTGTGCCTTTGCTTCCTTGACGGCATTATTATCCGTTACCATTGCATGGAATGAATTTTCATTAGCGACTGTCTCTTCGGCGTTCTTGACCGCGCTTGCATGCTCTGCGGAAGCTTCCGCATGTTTCTTCGTTTTTATATCCAAGTCTACTTCTGCTGCTTCAAGTGCCGCTTCAGCCGCTGCGACTTTTTCCCTTGCTTCTTCAAGTTTCTTATGTTCTGCGAACGTAGAAACTGGTTTATTATTCATCGATTCAAGAGAGCTAAGTTCGTTAAGTTTCTTCTGTCTTTCGATTTTCTTTTCAGAAATTGCCTCGTCCAATGCGCTTTCGCCCTTATTCAAAGAATCTTCATACTTTTTTGCCATTACCTGGTCTTCTCGTGGAGTACGTATTCCTCGACCGCCTTTATACATTTGGCCGCGAGCTTCCATCATAGCATTATACTGTGCGGCATACATGTCATTTTTCGTTTCTTTTTCTTTTTTCGGAGGCTTTTTATCAGCAACAAAATAATTGACATAATATTCTTGATATGAGAATTTCAATGTCCATTTAGCTATATCGCCGGATGAATAATCAAGTTCATATTTTGTATAATCGGTAAGCTTCAAATTCTTAAAAACATACTCAAGTACGGCATCGCTGAAATTATTCTTATAGACCGTAACTACAATTTCGCTTATGTAGTCGAACAACTTATATCCGAATGTCCTAGAATCAAATAACTTATTAAGGAATATATTCACCAAATCTTGAATTCTTAAAAATGCAAAATCTTTAGAATCTTCTCTGTAATTTTCCATGAATTCCAGGCTCAAATCTTCAAGCCCTGTATAATCAGGAATCAGATATTTCTTTTCGTTATTGCCGTATTTGTAAATTTCTTCCTTATACTTATATGACGGCAAAGTGGCGTTAGTACATTCAGGTAGTTTTACAAATGTAGTATCGTCATTTACTTTAATTTTAACATCGTAAGCGTCAGAAAGCTTTACGGTTTTAATATTTTGCCATTCATATACTCGACAGAGACTCATATGTTATTTATAAATATGTATATGGATTTGAATAGTTTAAATGACCTGCTTCCGAAATTCTGGACCAGTAAAAAATGCGGTAAGCATGAAGGCCTTGCAAACCAGCACGGCATGCTGTTGTTGAAAAATCTTCTGGTAAAACCTGAAGACTTATTCGAACAATTAGAAAAAAATGTTTTTAATTTTCAAAATTTTCCAAAAATTTCATGGTCTGATTTTCTTAAAAGGGCAAATCTTGCCGAATATCTTAAACCTGAATATATAAATGACGCACTGAACGTCACTACGGCAAGACCTGCAATCGGCAAGGGTGAATTCCTTTTCGCAAGCTGCTTCTCAAATATCGGTTTTAGCAGCGGCAAAGGCGACTTATACGACATGCGAACCAATAAACTCGTAGAATTCAAAGGAATTCGTTCTACGATGTCCGGCGATGGAAAAGAATACAAACAGATGAATCGTTCTCTCATGTATTCTATATTTTCACAGTTCAATACAAGTACGCAATTTGACCATTTTAATCGCGAATGCGGCGAAGACCTTGACGAACTGTTAAAATGCCAGCCGGAAAAAATTGGAACCATCTTAAAAATGTTACAGAACCTTTCTAACGAAAATACGAAAATCGCAAATGAATTTGCTTCATTGTATAAGTTAAAAGGCAATATTTTCAACACTGTCGGCGCAATGCAGCTTTACATATACATGAACCTACAGAATGCTTCATTTCTCTTGATGACTAATGAACAAGGGTTCTGCTGTTTCGAAAAACCAAAACAGCCAATTGACGCATATAATATAGTAGCGAACATTAAACTCTCCAGCTGGGAAACCGGCAATAGGGCAATGACTATAGGTATTTAATGGCAGAAGAAAATACAACTCTTGATTCAAGTACCGCAATCGCGTCAAGCACAGTCTCAACCCAGACATGTGACATTACTGTCATATACGGAAGTAATGACCCAAATAAAGGTTTTAATATTCCAGTAGACAAAATTACAGAAATTATTATTCGTGAAAATTTCTTTCTGTTATTGCCTACCATGACACTGACGCTTAATGACATCGGTACCATTTTTCATGATGTAAATTTTCAAATTGGCAATATCATCTATGTAAAAATATTGCCTGAAATGATAAGCCATGACGCAGTTGCTTCTAAGCCGTTATTGGAAGCAACATTTAAAATACAAGCTATAGAAAATTCTACTGACTTTGACAGAAATTCATATACATATAAATTTCACTGCATGTATTCCGCCGAAAAATATCTAAACGATATTTGTATCTGGCCGAAATTCGATACGATGGCAGGTAAATTGCCGTCGCTCGATAAATCATATACCAGTGCGGAAACATTACAGGTTGTTCTTAGTAATGCCGGTTTAAAACCGAACATAGATTTCGATTCTAAACCTGATGATAATATGTCATGGTTAAATTCTACATTGACATATTCTGAATTTACGAAAAAAATCATAAATCATGCATGGATTTCTGATGACGACATGCCGATTCTTTTTGTTGACAGAGGCGGTAACGCATATTATACTTCAATCAATACGCTATGCGGCAAAGCCACTACAAGTAATTTTATACATCAGACACGCTATCAAAAACTTTACGATACCAAAAACGAAGATACATCCACTACCGAAGAAAAACCCGCGGCATATAGTGTATATTATGACCTCGTATTGACAAATCACGGTTATTTACAAAATGACGGCGGCTATAACGTCAAAAAGTATATTTTCAATCCATATAATGCTTTATTGTTAAACCCGCTAACCTTTAAGCCGGCGTCGTTCAATATTACAAACCTTAAAGCGATTACATTGAATGATACTTGTTTCAGGGCAAAAGATTTTAAAGATACCGGCAAAAACGAAAGGCCCCGCTTAGGTAAAATGTCAAACCGTTCCGACAGCCAGGGTGAAACAGTACGTTATCATTCGGTCAGTACATATTTCCGTCAAACGCACCAGTATTATGACTATGCGCCGATTCACCATGACAGCATCAAGCACGCGTTCTTCCAGCAATTTGCTTTTATGACTATCAGCGTAACTGACCAGCCGGGTTATGAAAAAGATCCGAAACAAATGTTGAAACTCGGCGACCGTATCTCGATAGATATGACGACTATGGACCATGAATCAAGTGTCCAGTCGAATAATTATATCGTTTCCGGTTTAACGCATTATATATCGTTCGGTTCAAAGTATGTAATAATGGCTACTTGTGTATCTGACGGTATCGGCGGTATCGGTACGAAAAAAGAAACTAAAAATACTCAGGCAGGTTAATTATGAATAATAGCCCAGATATAAATGCATTGTTAAACGATGCAATGAACAGTATCGAAAACGGATTTGAAAACTCTCTCGTAAGCAAAGACAATAATGTCAACAAAGATACAGGCGGCGACAGATGGACCGGTAAGGTTATTGATAACGATGACCCGCTTAAGCTCGGCCGTGTCAAAATCCTTATTTTCGGCTATTATGACGATCTTGCCGAAAGTGCTCTCCCGTGGGCGGTTCCTGACATGGGATATTTCGGCGGTACCAACGGTAACTTCATCATTCCTGAAGTCGGTACCATATTACGCGGTTATTTTGACCAGAAAGACATCCAGAAGCCAATTTTTGATTCAGTCGCTTATACACAGCTTACCGTTCAAGATTTCACTAAAAACCCGCTTATGTTCAAAATGGAAGACTATCCGAACAAGATGGTCTTGCTAGAAACCGACCAGGGCGAATATCTTACGTTGAATAAAAAATCAGGCGAAACCATATTCCATCACAGGACTGGCCTTACGATAAATATCGGTTCTGACGGTTCGTTGACAATACATACCGGTGAAGGATTTTCCGGACCGGGCAATCTGTCAATCAATACTACCGGCAATGCAACTATAAACGTGGGTGGCGACGCCAAAATCGAAGCTAAAATGAATGTCGACATCAACAGCGTCGGCGGCGACGTAAATCTCGGCAGAAATGTCGCCAAGCAGCTATGCAATAACTATACGAACTGCCTTTTTGCCGGAATTCCACATTATGTAGGAAATACCAACGTAAAATGTTAAACTATAAATAATGTATGTTAAGTCTAAGCGCAAATCCAGATTTTTCTACATTATCTAATGCAAGCGTTGTAAACCCATATTACGATTTGGACGGTTTAGGTGAAAAAACCGAACTCTGGGGCAAAGACGCGCTTGACCAGATGATTGAAAACGTAATTCTGACAGAACCGTTTGAGCGACTCTTTAATCTCGCGTACGGTTCTCCGTTATATTTGCTGTTGTTTGAAAATTTTGCACGAATGGACGAACTTATGCCGCAAGTATTTGACGCAATCGAATACTGGGTTCCTATCAAGATAGACCGCACCAATGCGGATATTGAAAAAGACGAAATTAACCATGTATTGTTATTCAAAATACCGTATGTTTCAAATAACGGAATGATTACAGGTATTTTTGCACGCAGGATTAAAAAATAATGGCAATATATGACTATGAAACACTTAACCTCAATAATCCTGAGGAAATGGCCAAACAAAAGAAAAAATTCGTCGGTAGTACATACGCTGACGATAGCAAGTTCGGCCTATCCAAATTTCAGTTAACAACATTTGACGAAGACGAACAGATTAAACTCGTCGGCGTTCTCGACGACCTTCCTGAAATTTCTTTCTCTGTAGATTATACAGACGGTCCAGGCATATTATGGCAGGACATGTTGCAAAGCTTCATGTCGAATGACCTCGTTTCGTTAATCAATTCTATCGGTTGCGCTACTGGTACGGAATGGAAAAATTTCGTCAAAGCCGGCTCATGGACCAAGAAAGTCTATAACGGCTATAATCCTGGTACTATAAATCTTAAATTCAAAATTTTCGAAGCAGATAATCTTGGACAAACCGACGCAAGTATTTGGATTAAGCGTCTTCAGAAATATGCCGCAATTTCTGACAATAATAAATTTACCTTTGCTGGCGCATTAGATAATGTCAGATCTGGCTTAAAGAATATGACTGGGACCGGTGCCGCCGTCGGTAACGACATTCTCAAGATTTCAAACAGTAATAACGCTACGCAAAATAATTCTGCGCAAGACGATGACAAAGAAAGACGTAAAAAGGCCGAACAACTTGACATATATATCAACAAGCTTAAAAGCGCTATTAGCTATAATACAATAAAAGTAGAATCTGTCTATGCATATTATAGCTTTTTCATCAATACAAGCAATAAAACTGTTACTTTAAAATATTCTACAACTACGTCATATCAAAATTCATGGACTGATAGCAAATTATCAGAAACATCGAAGTCATATGAAGGTAAAGAATCTGTTGACGATTTCAATAACTTAATTAACCAACTTATCGGCGATATAAGCAATAATACTGTAAATAAGGCCGTCAAATTAGATGTTGAACCTAAATTAAAAGCTGCTATGGATGAAGTCGCTGGACAAAAACAATCTGGTGGTACAATCAATAGAACGCTCGACGACCTAAAAGGCAAATTTGAATTTTTAGCAGATTCTGCAAGTACGCTTTTGAATAGCGCTGTTAAGAAATATGGACCGTTACGCGTAGAATATAAGTTTAACCGTTCCAATAGTTTCGGTGCAAAGCTTTGGTATCTGAATCTTTATTCTGGTACCATATTCAAATCGCAAACGCCGCTTATTGTCTATATTTCTAACTGGACTGTCAAACGTTCAGAAGAATGGACAAATTCCGGTCATTACTATTATGAATTCAATATCACATGTAATCTTGACCAGACATATTCCCGTTCTCAATGGTACAGAATACTCAATAGCGATATAACAAGCGGCAGCACATGGTATGCCGCCGACAGTATTCAAAAAGACCTTGATTCAGGTCTTTCAGAAATTCCTAAGGAATTATAATTTTCGCTAAATCAGCATCGGTAAGTATCTGCTGAGTTTCTAACGATACTTTAAAGTCGACATATATCGGTTCGATTTTTCCGCCGACAACTGTCGTATTCAATGCAGGCTTAAATGACCAGTTCTTTACCAGCCACTTAATCGACGTATCGGAACGCAACATCTTACCGATTTCCAGCATGCATAACGGTGCACCGCCAAGATTATCGTCGTTCATATTACCGAGTTTTTCTATTTCAGTCTTCAACGTATTGAATGCATTATAAAGTTCTCGTCCTTCTTTCGATGTGTCGTTGCCGAGAATCGCATTCGCTATGTCCTTAATCGAAATATCGGAAGAACTAAACGCTTTTATCAAATCTTCCGAAGTCGCCCCTATGCTCTTACCGTATTCTTCAGCCTTGGCCAAAGCGTCTCTGGTAACGTCAAGGCTTGCCTGCAGGTTATATTCTCTCGGTGTCGTAATATAAATCATGAAATTCAAAATATCCTTATACGGCGTCGTCGAAAACGCATATAACGGATAACTTCTAAACGAAATATCTACAGAAAGCGGAGAACCATTCTTTACGGTCTTTTGTGTCCATCCATCGGTAAATACTGGAGGGCGAAAATCCTTGTTGTTCGACGCAATAGCCCTCATAAGGTTATTGTTCGTAAAATCTTCAATCTTTTTTGAAACCGTACTAATCGGTGAAATATCCCAACCAGTAGTATAACTGATTTCCGGAAGCTGGTCGACAATGCCGTTGATTCTCGTAGTCTTCATCTGTTCGCCTTTTACGAGCGAGTCTTCATTAATAAACAGACTGAACCTATGAGAAACATACACCGGCGACGTAGACGAAACCGATGTTCTTCCTTCAGGTTGCTTATAAAAATTTATCAATCCAGCCATATTAACGTCTAGTCATTCTAACAGGCATAAACGGCGTATTTCCGCCTTCTTTATGCCAATTATCCATAAGTTCATACAAGTCGGCCATTATGCCTTTCATGTTAGTAATATCTTTCTTCAATGTATCTATGTCGCTTGCCATGCCGTTCGGTACATTGAAATTATTATTCGTCGTAATAAGATCCGATGCGACAGCCGAAGCCTTCTTGTCGTTTTCTTCCGTCACGGCAGAAACAACAGATGCCATAGTCCTAATAGTCTGCTGAGAAATTCCAGTCATGCCGCCAACCATAAGATTACTGTACATAGTCTGGGCTGCGATAAACTGAACTGCCTTATTAATCGTATTCAGCGGTTCAGTTATAGACTTTAACATATTCTGGAATTCATTCTTCAATTCAGTTCCGAATGTCACTTCAGATTTTGTATTTATCTGCTGTTCCTGTGTCGCCGGCGTTACTGATGTCTTATCCTTATCGCCAAAAATCCATTTTGACAATCCGCTAAACAACGACAATACGCCATCGATAATCATTCGCGGAATAGCGCTAAATATATTAATGATAAACTTACCAACATCCAAGAATATACTTATAATTTTCTTAATACCGGCAATGAAATAATCACCGAACTTATAGAATAATAAGAATATTCCGGCAATAAGCAGAATAAACAAACCGACAACAAGAACTGCGGCTGCGGCTACAAGAACGAACTTGGCAACTTCAAGCAATATCTTGAATCCGATAAAAGCTTTTTCCAGCAAGAACTTAACGAACTCAAGCCCGCGCTTAAATATATTAAGCCCTTTCTCTTCTGCAAATGTTTCAGTCTCGTGAGCCATCTTTATTTTGAGCAATAACATCTTACCTGTATGCTCGATAAGCAAACAGCTGATTCGTAATGCATGATACGCAAGAGTCAATACTCTGATAAGTATAGGCCCGCCTTTAAACAAACCAAATATTATTCCTAGCCCGACAAGTATCTTTTTACCTAATATCGTAAATTTCTCTCGTAGCTCCTCGCCGATTCCTTGCCAGAATCCTTTAAGGAACGCTATTGCAATCAAAACATACGGAAGCGTTTTCGTAACGAATGCTATAATCAATGATACTGGATTTAATATACCTCTAAGTATCTTTCCTAACCCGCCCATGAACTGTTTGAAATCAAACGGGAATTTCGGTTTTTCAACCTTTTCCTTTTTCTCTTTCGGCGTAACTGGAGCGACAGGCTTGTTTACAAGTGCTTCTGTATTTTTATCCTGTCTTGTTTTCTGTTCGGCCTTTATGAACTTGTCGAACAGCTTGTTGTTTTCTCTCTGTAAAATTGCGACATTATCCAATGCCTTTACGATTTCAGGAGACTCAAATTCTGGTACCTTGTCGTTTTCGGAAACGACTGCTGACTTTGCTACTTCCAACGGCGAAACTATCGTCGCAGACAATGCCTTGTCCGGTTCCAGCTGTTCGGCCTTAGTCTTATATAATCCCTTGCCGCCAACTTTTATATCTTTGAAAATCGTATTGAGCGTTTTATCCAACTTATCGGCAGAATCTTTAATCGTAGTAATAAGAGAAGACTTGAATGTCTGAATAACACCCTTTAACTTATTTCCTACAGCAGTCGTCTTTACGCCAGATTCCTTTATACTTTTATTGATTGTACTTTTAGAATCCAAATACTTCTTTAAATTATCCAGTGCTTCAAGCTTCTCTGAATAATCGCGAATGTCACGTAAATTCTCGTTAACTGATGCCAAATCTGCGTTGGTTATACTCATATGTTATTTATAGCTATTTTATAAATCCGTCTTCCCATAACTCATAAATATTGGCTATTGTATCAGTTATTTCTATTCCAGAGACTTCGTCCTTGACTGTTATTTTCTCGTTAGGACACAAACAGGCATATTCCTGCATGAACGTCTGAATACCAAGGTCACGAATCATCTTCTGTTTAAACGTCTCGTCACGACCCGGAATTTCATTCCATTGTACCTTTGCAGGAACAAACGAATTGATACCGGCAACAGCCTTCTGCCAGATGTTATAGAACTGGTTCATTCCGTGCGGCGTCGAAATCAAAATCAACATAGCGTCGGAACGAGAAGATTGAGTCGGGAACACAGACTTAATAAAGTCGTCAGCATCTTCTGGAGGCAAGAACGCAAATTCGTCCACCAACATCAAGTCAACCGTTCTACCACGAATTGCAGACGAACCAGAAGCAGCACAGAAAATTTTACAACCGTTATCAAAACCAATCGATTCTTTTGACCAACCGCCACGGTCAGGGTTAATTCCCTGCTGTAGCCATAAAGGCAATTTCAAAACTGCCGCCCTAATTCTCTGCATAATTTCTTTAGCCTGCTGTTCCTTGTTAGCCAAAACAGCAATTTCCTTATCCTTGTTAAACAAAGCATACCAGAGAATGTAGAGCGTACAAATAGTCGTTTTACCACCCTGACGACCTAGGGTAATAATTCTGTTATTTCTTATATGACCTTCCTTGTCTTTATATGTGGCAAGGAACATCTGGATAATTCTTTCTTGATATTCGCGGAGTTCAATCGGCGCTGCACCTTTCTTATCCTGAATGATATAGAAATACTTGCAGAAATAAAATATATCCTTGGAACATTTGATGAACTCATCCATCTGTTCCTTGGACATTTCAATTTTTTCACCATGACCGCGAAGTTCTGCGGACTTATTAAACATTTTTAATTTCCCTAATAATAGCTTTAATATTTATAATTCCGCAAATCTTTATACTATAAATAATATAAACGTTAAAAAAGGGTTTAAAATGAATCTATTCGAAAATGCTTATGATTATATCAAAGAAGCTGTTTCACATGAGCCTAACTATGTGAAACTCATGAAATGGGCGATTTCCGTCCATTTCAACAGTGGCGCAAGTATGGACGGCGACCAGCAGACTCCGATGCCGTCACGTATCGGTTACTACTTCAGTACAATCCGTTTTCAGAACTGGGCAACCAACTATGAGCCTGATGTCGGTAAGTTCGCACCGCTCGCGCTCTTCTATCACTGTAACTGTAAGACATTCGTCGGTAAGCAAGAAGTTGCAGAAAACCGCCAGTTTACTATTGTTTATGGAATCCAGGACATCGAAGGTATTAAGGAAGAAATCGCAACTAACAAGACGATTGCAAAATGCTTCAGGGGCGCAGAACCTGCGCCGACATTCGATGAGAAATTGCCGGCTGAATTACATCGTATCGCTGAAGAACACGTCTTCTATGCCAAGTTCTACTGGAGAAACGATGAACAGGATGCTCTTGTCGTAGGACCGGAACGCCTTGCAAATCTTGGTCCGATTATCAAGAACAGTGAATTCGCTACTGGTAAGGTTGAAGTTTTCCGTGACCGTCAATCTCGCGGTAAAAAGAATGACTTCCGCCATGATACTGGCCTCTATACGACAATTTCACTTGACCGTAGAGCAGATTTCATGCGTAAAATTTACGGTACTTGCGTTAACCAGCCATATATTGAAATCAAACTTCCAGTCGATGGAAAAGAAGATAAAACTCGTGTATTCCATGCTGCAATGAATAATTATTCGGACTTGACTACTGTTGATGATCCTAATAATAATTTGCTATATATCGGCGTTTCTCCGGACGACTATGGCGACGCTGTTCGTTATAAGATGGCGCAAGAAGGTTTTAAAGATTTCGATAACTGGAAAGAAATTAGCCTTTTGAGCAGCTCTGGTAAGAATGTCAGAAAGGTCGGTCTCGGTACGTCTGCGCTTAAAGAAGCCATTAGAGATATTGTTTTTGGTAAATCAGATTCTGAAGGTAAAAAGATTACCAAGAAGTCTGGTGAAGCTGCACCTCGTGCAAGCGGTCCTGCAACATTCGCATGCGATAGCTCTTCGTTCGCACGTATCACGCAAATGGCTAACCGAATGGTCGCAGCATATAACAGCGAACACAAGGCTACTGCTAGTGTCGATGTTGATAACAGTGACGAAAGCGTTACGATTACTGGTATGAGCGCAAAGGCTCTTGAACAGTTTACTGAAATTCTAAATAAACGCGGAATGAAGTATTCTAAAATGTAATCTCATGTACTAGTGTACAAGGAGTTCCTTGGGGCGGTAACTATTCGGTTATCGCCCCATGCTAATATATAAAATATGAGCATTCCGTATATCAACACGATAGACGACATCAAAGAAATACTAAACCAGTATTGTATCGTCTATAAACAGCTTTCTGACGAGATGTATTGGATCGGCCTGTCTGATAAATACCAGATAGGAAGTATTGCCATATCGCTCAACGAAATACGATGCAGATTCCATTATACTGACGGTTCCAGAATATACGCCAACGCATTTAACTATAATAAAGAAGAATTTACAAAAGAACTTCAAAATGCACAAAGAGCCTGGCAACGAAAATGCAATAAAGATATTGAAAAAATTCTCGATATATTATAAAAAGAACCTCAGATTTTACTCTGAGGTCTTTTAAGTTCATTTACTTATGCAGTAAGATTACTTAGCAGCAGGTGTGCCACTCCAAGTGTTGTCAGTTTCGAAGTCATATTCTGCCTTAGAGTAATCCGGGCTAAACACTGCGCTAGCAGCATTAATAGCAGAGAATGCAGAAATACCATCGAAAGTTGCCGGTGCCCACTTGTCTTGCGGAAGCTTCGTGAAGACACGCTTGTTGAGTGCAGAAACACCACCAGAAAGTTCATAAACCGGAACAGTCGTGTAATGGTACAGACCGTCAGAATATGCCTTGTAACCCGGGACCTTAGATGCCTTTTCAGCAGCATCATCAGCAGTTACGAAGTAAGCGGAAGTGACCTGAAGGTAATCGTTACCAGCATTGTATTGATCTTCTCTACGTTTCATTTTTATTTCTCCTAAAATATCCTATGCAAAGGCTTATTCCCTTGCACCTATATTTATTTATAACAGTTTTCCGGAGTTTCTTGTATAAAAAGAAAAACCGGAGAATTAAC